AGTGTTTTTTAGCACCTCGCCTATTTGCACATCAGTAATATATTCAGCTACTTTGCCAAATGCTATTAAAGTAACACTCAACAAAAATCCTTCTGCTGAGTTGTTATCTATGTTAATGTTATTGCTCATAATAAAAAAAAAGGCGATTGAGTAACCGCCCTTATTTCATTGTTATACAATAGGAATGTAACACTGATTGAAGATTCCTTCAGGAGTATCATAAGGACATGGTAACAATGGATTTTGCCACTTCACCATTACCTCGTAAGTAAGTACATCCTTTAAGTTATCAGATACTGGTAACTTAGGAGTGATAGTTACAGGAGCTCCTGCAGACCAAACCTTAGAAGATGTTCTAAACCACACTGTATAATCTGATGAGTTCTTAATTGAATTATAGAAGTTACAGTTAGTAGTTGAGTTAGGATCTTTGTAAGTAAGGACATGCGTAGCACCTCCATTTTGAGTTTCAGCATCACCAAATCCTACAAGCTCATCGATTGTAGAGCCATCATAAGTTCCTGATGTTGCCCAAATAACAATAGCAGCTTCTGCTGTTAAGGCAGAATCCCACTCAGTAGAGTCAGACGGATCAGCAAATGACCATGTATTTTTAACGAATGCGATAGATCTTATCCTTGAATATTCGTATTCAGGACATGGATTGCAGGAGTAAACTGGTATGCTCCCACCACCGCAGTTTGAAGATGGATAATAAACAGACATTTTTTTAAAGTTTTTAACAAGTTAAACAATCAGAGATACATGAAACATCGTAGTCAGTCGTGATCTTATAATCATGAGCCATGTAAATCTGAAAAGGTTGCACAGGATATTCCTGAGCTGGTTTTTTGTATTCGTCTTGATAAATCCTGACGCTATCATAGTTGGTAGTGTTAGCTTCAATCGTACATCCATACAAACCTGCATAAGAAGAGATTTGAGAGTACTTCAACTGCTGTTGAGTAGCAGAGGTCAGCAAGAAGCTCAGTTGCTGTGGTTGGAGTTGAATTGAGTTTCTATCGGCAAAGACTATCATACGCATTTCCGATTCCTCTCGTGCAGTATTTAAGCCATCTCCGAATTGAATAGGCGATTCAACTATATTAGTGCTCAAACATCTGTGATAGATAACAATATTGAATCTATCATCAAAGCCTGAGAATTGTGCTGAGTTATTTAAAGATACCATTGCAGGAATTGCATCCTGGTTATCTTGAAAATTGCGAGGCAACAGTTCAGATAATCCAAACAGTTGCTTATTGAATCTACTACTCTTAAGCTTTCCTTCAGCTAAGGTAGTATTGATGATGTTTACTATTTCGTTTATGTAAGGCATTACTTGAATAGATTAGCGATGAACTCATCACAGATGTCTTGCACCAGTTGCTGTTCATCAGAAGTTAAACCATATATTTTACCAAACCTCTCCTCTGCCCATCCTGCCTTATTAGCATCCAAAGGATTGCTAAACCCTAAGCCATATTTAGTCTTGCTCTGAGGCACTACTTTATAATCATTTTGCATCTGACCTGTAAGGAATAGCTTTACATTAGAGCCTGTGCTCTTATATCCATTCTCCATCCTCCACTCTAGATAAGACTTCTTGTAAGTTCCTATGTTACCTCCTGCTGCATTCTTGCCATCTTCATGGATGCGTTGCCTTGTTTCAGCAAGCATAGTAGTAGCCACTTCTCTAAGCAAAGCATCAGACTGCTCAAGCGATTGAAGCTTAGCAGTTATCTTCACTAAGGCAGAAGTATCTGAACTTGCCATTACTTCTTACCACCTTTAGGCTTACCGCAGTTGCATCCCATATTAATAAAATTGATTTGCTTCGATTAATTGAACACTACCTGAGCACTCTATACAGCAATCGCAGTCTAGACTCATCCCTGAGCATATCTGCTCAAGAGCTTTCATATACTCCACCTGGTACTCAGTACGCAGATCAGTAGCTTTCTGCAAGCTTACAGTAGTGAATTGATTTAGTTTACTCGAATAGATTACTTCAGTAAGGACTTCGATACCTAATAGATACCAAAATGCTCTGCTGAAGATATTTTTATTTTGACATATCAAGCCATCCCAAGAACAGCCCACTGTAAAGATTGGACTAAAGCCATATAGCTCCTGCCCAAATGAATAAGTATTATTGTTTAAACTTGCACCTCGAATGATAGCTCCACAGCATCCAGTCATATAATTAGTTGGTGCTTTGATAGAAGTATAATCATCAGAAACTTGGTATTCAATACCTACAAATAATCTTCCTACATTATTAAAAGTATAATTAACTTCGATTAGATTGTAACCGATACTTAATGTTACTGGTAAAGTTAGAATAACTGTGTTCATATCAATATCGTAAAAATTGATATCATGAGCACCTGTTAAATCTGAGGAGTAGAAAATGATTTGCTGAACATGAATATAACTTAATGGACTTGGCACAAAGGCTGTGTTCATTGTATCATATTCAATGCTAAATCCAAACTCATTATTCGTAGCAATAGTACCAGTGCCTGTGGATAAACCATTTACATTGATACCTTGATTGATACTCTTAATCTTATATGATTTGCTCATCTGCTCTCTGACATCGAGTGAGAATCTACTCTGACCTCTACGCTGAATCATATCCCATAGTTCGAGATAAGTCTTCTCTTCTTCATTCGTCAAGCTCACAATCTGCTTTAGGCTGATGCCAGGCAAATCATTAACATATAATCCTGAATCAGGAGTTACAGTAGTACATCCTCTTAAACCAATATAGTTAGTTAAACAATTCATATATAATTTTATAAATGGGAGGCAGTTGCCCACCTCCCGATTATACTTAATTTAATTAAGAGTTTGTGATTGTGTAAAGTAAAGAGCCATTACTTCCAGTCATACGATCTGCTGCATCAAATGCATCTGTTGGAGTTTGGAATAAGCCATAACGCTTCTTAATGATTAATGCATATCCACGAGCTGCATCTAAACTAGAAGGATCAACTGCTCCATCACCATTTAAACGAGCTAAATCATCAGGACAATCAATGTACTTAACTTGTAAGTCAAACTGAATGTTTGATAATCCACCTGGAGTCCAGCACTGAGTGCGAGGATCGATGATAGTTGTAAAGAAAGAAGCACCACGCTGACCAGCAAATGATCCTACATTGTCTAATCTCTCAATTAAGTGAGCAGAGCCTTGAGCGAACATACCTAAAGCATTAGCATTACCCCATCTTGAAGCTGCTTGACCTGATGCATAGAATGAATATCCTGAATTATCAGCCATCATAGCAGGATTAAATCCTGAGCCTGCAGCTAATGCACGATATTGCTTTTGCATGTCAAATGCATGGAACTTACTTCCTAATGGACCAACCATCATTGGAGCTTCGCAGAACTCATTAACTTGAGCATCCATTAATAACTTAGTCAAACCTGTGCCTAAATCATTTAATGTACCATCCTGCTCAATGTTAACAGTTACTGCAGCAGCACTACCTGTAGCTTGATGATTTCCGAAAGTAACTGCATCAGTTAGTTCGTATTCCATCTTTTGATAGATGCCATTCATTGCATGAAGTACTGAGTTTAAATGCTCAGTCATCAAAGAAGTTGCAGGAACACCTACAGCAACTGTACGAGAAGCATCTTCGCAGTATTGACGCACTACATCATCAGAAACCCAAACACCTGTCTGAGCAACATTACCAACTGAAACACTTGTTTCAAGATATGCTGGTACGAAATCTACAGAGCAAGTATCAGTAGTTGAAACTTGAGCAGTAGTTGTACGAGGCATGTATTTAACACGAACATCTTTGTAGTGTCCGCCCTGATTCGCAGCAGCGAAAGGTCGATCAGGTTGAGTGATCAACATATTTAAGAAACCTGGTACAGTTACTTTCTTACCAGGATAATTTGTGCCTGCTATTGACTCTAAGTGCAATAACAAGGCTTCACAATATCCGTATGCCATTTTATTTTTGGATAATTAGATTTTTAATTTGAACTTTGTACTTGTATTGGATATTAATCCTTGTTATTGTATTTGCCCATAAGGCACATATCACGAATTGACTATAACAAATTTGTACTTCCTGCCTTAAAATCAGCAAGAGCTTTACTCGCTAAATTCTTAGCACCTGGAGCTGTTGTTTTATTGACTTGCACAGGAGCAGGAGTAGGAGTTGATGAAGTAGGAGCTGGTCCATTGCCTTGCACCTTTAACAGTTTAGCTTCAGCAAGTACATTCTCAGTGAATGTTCTTATATCTACTTGCTTATTATCAATTGTGAATGGTAGGTCAGATGATTCGCTATTGACTAGCTTCAATCCATCTTCAGTAAATTGGTATTTACCACCTCTCTCTTTTAATTTCTTCTCCCAAAGATTACGAGCTGTTGAGATAGTGATGTCTTTATCTAAGTCTAGTGCGTAGTTATACTGACTAAACATAGCATAAAGCTCCTTATCTGTTAGCTGTGATTGCCATTGTGTATTTACTCTATCAATGTCAGACTTACGACCATCCTTCTCAGCATTCAACAAGTTCTGAAGCTCGCCTATCTTATCTACTAATGTTTTCTTCTCGCCACCAGTAGCACTGATAGACCTCTCCTTTGCATCAGAGATAGCTTTGGCTAACATCGGAATGCGATTGTAAGTAGATTGCTCTGCTAAGATGTTAGTCTTTGTTTCATCATCGAAAGCAAACTCATCAAGCAAGTCTTTAATCTTGCTATCTACAGTACTTAATGCAGTGCCTGTAAAGTGCTTCTTGATTGTAAAGTTATTCTTAGCTTCATTCTCAGTCATCAATTTAGATTGTACTGAAGCCATTAGATTAGCAGGAATCTGAACACTTGAGAGTGCAGGATTCATTACTAATTGTTTTAACTGCTCATCGGCAGCATCGATTTGTACTCTGTCAGATAATTCTTGAATAAATTCAGCTAATGTCATAAGGTTTTCTCTTGCGAGCTTTAATTTATACAAATATACACTACAATCATGCGTTTTTAAACTTATCTCTTAACTCTTTAGGAACTACTGCAGCACTCACAGGATAGAGCTGATGATTGCAATTATAACCTCCGCGATTTATGCGGAAGTTAGAGGCATTTGTGCCCGCAATCATGCCTGCTGGAAGTCCTGTCTTGTCATAAATGGGAACTTGCTCTCCGCAAATCTGACCATTAACTATCTCTTCGAGCTGACTCACATGGATGTAAGGCATGCATGACTTCTTTGCTCCTATTAGTGCATCGCAGAAAGGCCTTGATGTATCTTTTAAAGAGCCATCATACTTATACCACTTCAATCCTAAGTCATCTGTTATAGTTGCGTTGTAGTTTGCAGAGAATTGATTCATGGAATCAGTAACTATCTGCTTTGTATATCTCACTAATCGGCCATCTCCAGTTTCAGTGTTTAATATAAACTCTCGAGCTTGCTCAATAAAGTCTGCTCTACTGCCTCCGGTTGTTACATTCTTAACTAGGATGTCCTTGATAGGTCCTGTGAAGTTTGCACCTATTGCATCTTGCCCTAGCTGATTAATTACACTATCCTGAGCTAGACTTTGAATCTGCTCAAGTACTGATGGCACTTTGAACTTGCCTACTACAGCAGTAAAGTAATTTTGCTGCAGCTCTGAGATAGTCTTATAATCATTGATGATAGCATCTAGATCATCTTGATACTCCTTACTAAAAATAGTCTTATCAAGTTCGGCCTTTATCTTTGCAATGGTCTTTATGTTCTTAACT